AGCTGCACAGCGGAACGGTCATCGCCTACCGCAAATAGTGAGGAGCCGGACGATGAGCCTGTCGTATTTTCATCACAACATGAGCACCACCGAGAAGGGTGTCATCGGCACGGCCACGTCTATCGGCTCCTCAGTGTTCAGTATGCTGCCCCATTTGGAAACCAGCCTGCGTATCGCGGGTTTGCTTGTCGGATTTTGCGTCGGCGTGGCAACGCTCATCAGCGTGCTGCACGACGTTCGGAGAAAAATGAAGGAGAAATAAAACTATGCGTAACTGGAAAACAACGACCATCGGAATCCTCACTGCCCTCATCGCCTTGGCGACTGGCGCGAAGGAGTTCCTTGCCACCGGCACCATCCCTGACATCGGCCTCATCGCCGCCAGCCTCATGGCTGCATGGGGATTAGTGGTAGCGAAAGACGGCACCGCCCGCCTCTGACTCCATGAGCGCCCGCGCCACAAAACTAGTTGCAGTTGCGATCCTCGCCGTGAGCTGGGCTGTCGCTGCGGGTGGATGCGTGACCGTCGGGTATGACTTCTTGAAGCAACAGGCAACCGTGACCTTCGACGCGAAGGCTGTCAAAGAGCCAACCAAGTGATCCCCAAGAGCCGACCACAACAAAAGCGCGACGAGACGCTGAAGCAGCTCAAGGCTGCCAACGTCAGCGACCCGGTGTGCTTGGTCGGCATTCGTGGCTACTACCGGGACAGCATGGGAGCCAAGGGCAAGCAGGATCGCGGAATCTATGACGATGCCATCATCCTTGTATCGCCCAACGCGCACGTTGCCTTCAACGCAAACGTCGATCCGGCCCGCTACGGCATCAACCCAAAGATCGGCAAGGGCTACGCATCGCTCAAGTCAGGAGTCTACCGCTACAAACTGGGCAAACACGGCATTCGGAGCGGCAACCCTTACAAGGCTCTGGTGCAGGGCGATGCAGTCACCGTCCAGCGCGATGGCGGCAAGGAAGAGACCGGCCACTTCGGCATCAACATCCATCGCGGCGGAATCGCCCGCACCAACAGCGAAGGCTGCCAGACCCTGCCGCCCGCCCAGTGGCCCGCCTTCATCTCCCTCGTTGAATCCGAGATGAAGCGCAACAACGCAAAGACCGTCAGCTACGTCCTGACCAGCCGAAAGGACGCCGCCTAATGGCATTAGAGAGTCCAGTCCAACGCGATGGTGATGCCGGGTTCCTCGGCTTCGCTTCACGCCTTAACCCGCTGACCCTGCCAGCGGGTATGCTGCAAGACAGCGTGAACATGCGCCTTGAGCGCGGCACGGCGCAGACCCGCAAAGGCGCCAAGCGTCTCGCCGACGCCATCTCCACGGCGGACGAACCGCTCACGCTTTCCTTCGACCTCGCCGCAGACAAGGCAATCACCTCAATCACCTTCTCCAGCACGACCGCCACCGTGACCACGGCCGCCGCCCATGGCTACACCAACGGCCAGACCGTCAACATTCGCGGCGCGACCGGAGCGGACGCCACGTTCTACAACGGCGACTTCGCCATCGCCGGCGCCAGCGGCAGCACCTTCACCTACACCATGACCGGCACACCGGCGGCCAACGCCACCGGCACGCTGCTCGCCAACGCGGGGCCGCTCGTCAAGACCACTTACGGCGGCGGCATCTTCGGCGCCGGAGTTTTCGCCAGTCGCAACTACGACAACGCCAACGAATACGTTGTCATGGCCGGACCCAGCAGCGCCTTCCTCTGGCGCAACACCTCGCCGACCGACACCGTTGTCACAGTCGGCTATCCCAGCTCGCCGGATGAGACGATTGATCCGCAGGACAATGTCAGCATCGTCCAAGCCTACGACCGGCTTTACATCCTGCGCGAAGCCCCAATTGACCCGACCACGACTTTCAAGCAGCAGTTCACCAACGCCAGCGGTATCACCGTTTCGGGCACCACGGCCACGGTCAACGTCAACACGCACGGACTGAGCGCCGGTCAGCGTGTCCGCATCGAGGGAAGCACGGTCGCCGCTTTTGACGGCCATGAGTTCGACATTCTGGCGACCAACGTGAATACCAACTCCTTTGAGATCACCGTGCCGAGCGGCACCGCTACCACCGCCGTTGCCAATATCCGCGTCCGCCGGGTCAAGCCGCCGATCTACTGGACCGGCAGCGGCAGCTTCGTCCGCGCTGCGGGCGGTGTGCCCTCCGAAGGACCGACCTACAAGCGTATGCGCTCGGTCGGCTGGGCCAGCTACATCCAGAACCGCCTCATCATCCCTGACGGACGCGATCAAGTTGCCATCTCCGACTACCTTGATGCCGACCTTTACGACCCATTCTGGCAGTCCTTCCGCACCGGCGCCGGTGGTGGAGACTTTGTCATGGCCGTGCATCCATGGGCCGAAGGCGCGGCGCTGGTCTTCTGCCGCAAAAGCATCTGGCTCGCTACCTTGGCACAATTCCCCGCGACCAATGGCAGCGACTTCGCCATTGATACCGCCGTGGCGAAGCTGGAACTGGTCACCGACGAGATCGGGTGCAGCGCCCGCAACTCTATTGTCACCGCCGGTCGCTTCGTCTTCTTCCTCTCGGACGCCGGCGTCTACCGCCTCGACACCCAGCTCGACCTCAAATTGCGTGGCGACACCAAGCCGCTCAGTGATCCGGTTGCTGACCTCTTTGAGCGCATCGACCAGAGCAAGGTGCAACGCGCCTTCGGCATCTGGCATTCCAACCGCTACATCCTCGCCGTCCCGACCCTCGACTCGCCGGACGACACCAACGATCTGGTCGTCACTTGGTCGGCCCTCAACGATCAGTGGGAAAGCCGCGACGTTTATGGCATCGGCGTGGACGCCCTCGTCGTCGGCACCTACAGCAACGTCCGCCGCATCTTCAATGTCCGCCGCACCGGCAAACTGTATCTCCTCGATGAGAACAGCAACGGCAAGGACGACGAGCCGAGCGGCAGCCTGCAAGCCCAAGTCACCGGCACGATCAAGACCCGCCGCTACAACATGGGAACCATGAGCAGCAAGCGATTCACCCGCAGTCTCGCCGATGTGGTCTTGCCGGATGACGGCAGCATTGTGGTTAAAGCTAATCTTATCAACCCCGACGCCGAGATCACCTTGGTGCCGGGACAAACCAACGACAGCGGCCTCGCCGAAGACTACACGCTGAAGCAGCCGATCCGCCGCAAGGCCCACGCCGCCGAACTTGTCTTCGAGACCACGGCCGAGCGGCCGGAGATCCGCAACGTCAGCATCGAGGCGGCAGGGCCGAGCAATCCGCCGACTGAAACCCGCAACGCCGCCTAACCCTCAACTCTAAACCCTCAACTCTCAACTATTCCAATGGCAACCGTAACCGCATCTTACAACTGGGTCTCAGGCGAGACCGTGACCCCGACCAAACTCAACACGACCGCCGCGCCGACTGTGGTTGTCGCTGACAATGAGGTCACGACCGCGAAGATTTTGGACGCGAACGTCACCAACGCCAAGCTCGCCAGCGACATTGACGCCAGCAAGCTCACGACCGGCACGCTGCCGATTGCGCGGATTGCGGATGCGGCAGTGACTCCAGCAAAACTTGCGCAACCGCTCACGCTTGCCACCGCGCAAAACACTACCAGCGGAACCAGCATCGACTTCACCGGTATTCCGTCTTGGGTGAAGCGGATTACGGTGATGTTTAGCGGGGTGAGCACGAATGGGACAAGCTCAATTCAAGTTCAGCTTGGGGCAGGCTCTGTGCAAACAACTAATTATGTTTCGTCCGCCAATAGCGCGGCCACTTCAACATCTGGACTGCTTGCCACAAATGGAGCTGCGGCGGCAAACACTTATCAAGGATCTATGCTCATCTCTTTGCTTGGATCGAACGTATGGGTCGCATCATGCGTTACGAGCAGGAATGATGCCATTACCTTTTCGGCAGCCGGTTCCGTTACTCTTTCAGGAACCCTCGACCGCCTTCGCATCACCACATTCAACGGCAGCGACACCTTCGACGCCGGATCGGTCAACATCATGTATGAGGGCTAAGAATGACCCCATGGCAACTAGCCCACAGCACCGCAATGTCCACCGGCGTCACGCCGGAAGAGTGGGACCGGCGCCTCGGCCGGTGTCTGGCCAACGGCTGGGTCATCTCCACACCGACAGAATTTCTCGCCTTCCATGAGACAGAATACCACGACCAACCGGCGTATTTCGTCGTCATGGCAGCAGGCGGCGGCGGCAACGTGCTCGCTC